GGCGGTATTCTGGCTAGTGGTAATGCTGCAACGGCCAAAACCAAAGCCCTGCTTGCCGCTGGTGGTGTTCTAGTTGGCGGCCTAGGGCAAAGCCTTAGCCTTAGCGCCAAGCCTAGCCACGCCGCACAGGGCGGTATTCTGGCTGGCGGCATATCTAAAACGCTAAAGCTGCAGGTAAAAGTAGGTGCTGGTGGCGCTCAAGTTGGCGGCAGCTCAAACCGCAATAAAATCATTAACTTTAAAGCGGCTGGCGGCGCTAACGCGGGCGGTACTGCTGTAATACAGGCTCTAGGCACCGCTGCCGACCAAACAACAACAAAACTGCAGGATTTACGCGCATACCTGTTAGCACGTAACCCACACCTAGCGCGCAACCCCGAGCAACTTTTAACATACGTGGAAAACGGTAAAATCTCATTTCACAACGGGGGGCAAACAGGGAACTACAGCCACAAATATTTTATGCCTGCCACCGTCGCGGTAACCGATTTTCGCGGCAGTGCCGATAGTATAATAATTCCAGTGTTAGAGTGGCTTAGCGTTCGTGAACCAGGGCACGACCCAGACGAAACACTTAGCTTTAGCACTAACATTATTGATAGCAGCACAATAGATTTAATTCTAAACATTAAAATAACTGAACGCGTAATTGTTACATTTGACGGCACCACGCGAACCATTAAGCACGTACTGCCAGCACCACCTCAACAACTGGGCGCACCGCTAGAAATTCACGTTAACGGGCCTGCAGGCGGTTTTGTATTGGCAGAAGCTGAAAATGGATAGCCTAGAAAAATTGGCAACGTGGGCCAACCCGCTAATAGAAAAACTTTCCCCTAATGAGCGCACTCGGCTATTAAAACAACTCGCGCTGTTATTGCGCCGTTTGAACCAGCAGAGAATAACCAAACAAGTAACACCAAACGGCGAAAAGTTTACCCCGCGCCGAAACGTAACAAACAAAACCCCCCTATTTGCAAAGCTAAAAAAAAACCGGCATATTAAAGCGCGATCTACCCCCCACAGCGCCACCGTTTCGTTTATTGGTCGCGCTGGGTTTATTGCCAGCGTTCACCACCACGGCTTAGAAGATTACATAGAAAAGCCGGGGCCAAAAATAAAATACCCTACTAGAGAACTGCTTGGCTTTAGCCCGCAAGACGAAGCCGAGATTCTAAACTTTTTTACCCGCCAACTTAGCCCAGAACGTTAACCACCAACTGTAAAGCCCCTGCTTACATTCGCCCCCCCTCGCGCGTAACCCTGTTTGTTTTTATTGTGTGGTTATGCAAAACATCCAAGAAATTTACCGACTTATAAATAATATTATGCGCTTTGGCACCATTGCCGAAATAGACCACGAGCTAGCAGCCGTGCGCGTACAAACTGGCGACAACCTAACCGACTGGTTGCCATGGCTTACACCGCGCGCGGCACAAGTACAAACATGGTGCCCGCCACGCCTAAACGAACAAGTAGTATTGTTTAGCCCAGGCGGCGACTTAAACCAGGGCATTGCCGTTACCGCGTTGTACTCCAATGAAAACCCAGCCCCCAAAAATACCGGCGACGTTAGCTATACAGAATACCCAGACGGCACCAGCACCGAGTACAACCACGTCGAAAACATTTTAACAATACAAATAAACGGCGAAGCCAATATAAACATTACCGGCAACCTAACCGCCACAGTGCAAGGCAACCTAACCGCAACCGTGGAGGGCGATGCAACCGCAAATGTAGAAGGCAAACTAGCGGCCACCGCAGGCGATGAAGCCACCATAGATGCCCCCCAAATTAAACTAAACAACGGCACCGGCGTAGTAACCGGCGCGCACATTTGCGCTTATACCGGCAGCCCCCACTCACACTGCAGTAGCACCGTAAAAGCAGGTATGTAAATGGCAATGAACGCGGCCACACTGGCAACAGAAATAGAAACAAAATTACAGGGCGAGGGTTTTGTAACAAATGGCGAGCACCCGCGCACAAAACAAATGTGCAAAGCCATAGCCGAAGCCGTTGTAGAGCACATAACAGCGAACGCCGTAAGCTCTGTGGCTGGCGGCAGCACCCACACCCATACGCTGAGCTAGCATGAAAGGCATGAATAAAAAAACCGGCGCGGCGCTTGATGAAATTGAACACATCAAACAAAGCGTTAACGACATTTTGAGCACCCCACTGGGTAGCCGAATAATGCGCCGAGAATACGGCAGCGCCCTGCCCGACTTAATAGACAAACCATTAAACAATGCCACGCTATTGCAATGCTACGCCGCCACAGCAATAGCCCTAGCCCAATTTGAGCCGCGCATAAATTTAACCAAGGCAACAATGCACGCCAGCACAACAGCACCAGGCAAAGCGCAACTAACACTAGAAGCAACGCGCTTAGTGGGCGGCGAACAAATTAAACTTACACTACCCCTATAGGTGAAACGTGAGCGGTAAAAGCCCCATAGACCTAAGCCGAATACCAGCGCCCAACATTGTTGAAGCGTTAAACTTCGAAACAATTTTTGAAGAAATGAAAGCAGAATTGATTGGCCTAGAACCAGAAGTAGAAAGCGTTCTAACCTTAGAAAGTGAACCGTTAACAAAAATTTTACAGGTTTGCGCCTACCGAGAATTACTAACACGCCAGCGCATAAACGAAGCCGCCAAAGGCGTAATGTTAGCGTTTGCAGAAAAAAACGATTTGGATCATTTAGGGGCACTACTAAATGTTGCTCGCCTAGTAATTAGCGAAGCCAACCCCACAGCCAACCCACCCATTGAAGAAGTTTTAGAAAACGATGATGAATACAGATTACGCATACAGCTTAGTCTTGACGGATTGAGCACAGCAGGGCCAGAACTTGCGTACATATTTCACACGCTAAGTGCGAGCGGGCAAATACTCGATGCCAGCGTAACCGCCCCCGTTTTTTCTAGGGCTGCTATCTCGCCTGCGGTGAGAGGCCAGTTGCCTGAAAACTCTATAGTGCTGCAAGTTGACGACGACGCGGGGTTAGCCGAGCCAATGCCTGGCGACGTTGTTGTAACCGTGCTAAGCCGAGACGCAAGCGGCGTACCCGATAACCAAACCCTAGAAGCCGTAGAACAGGCACTAAACAAAGAAAGCGTAAGACCCCTTACCGATAACGTTAACACCCGCGCCGCCAGCATTATTGATTACGCTGTAGACGCAACGATTTACACCTATGCAGGCCCAGACAGCACCGTTGTAATTGAGGAAGCCGCAGCCGCAATAAATAACTACACCGAAGAAAACAAACGACTAGGCCGCAGCATTACGCGCAGCGGAATATTTGCAGCGCTACACGTGGCCGGTGTTCAGCGTGTAGACCTAACTCAGCCAGCCGCAGATGTAACGTGTACAGATGCGCAAGCCGCACGCAACGTATCGCTCAATTTAATGTATGGCGGGAATGCGCAGTGAGCTTACTACCACCAAACAGCACACAGCTAGAGCGCGCCCTAGTAAACATTAGCGAGCGACTAACAACCGTGCCAGTACCAATTCGCGATGTGTGGAACCCAGCAACATGCCCCGTAAATTTGCTTCCCTGGTTAGCCTGGGCAATGGGCATAGAAACGTGGAAGAGCTATTGGCCAGAAAACGTTAAGCGCGAAGTAATAAAAAATGCCGTGCAAATAAAACGGCGCAAAGGAACCGTACAAAGCGTGCGCGATACCGCCAACGCGTTTGGCGCCAGCGTAGCACTGCGCGAAAACTGGCAGCTAACCCCTGCCGGTGCGCCCTACGGTTTTGATATTGCCGTAAACGTAAACGATAGCAGCGGCCAGCCTGTTACAGCGCAATTTATTAGCGACATCATAGAAGAGATTGGCAGAGCAAAACCGGCTAGAAGTTTTTTTACTGTTACCAGCGGCGTTAAAGCCAGTGCAACCCTACAAATAGCAGCCAGCGTTCGCCCCGTTATGCTGGTGCGTTTAAAAATGAGTGCTTAATATGAGTTTAGAGTTAGTAATTACCAATGCAGGCCGCGCCGCATTAATTAATGCGCAAAACAGCGGAACCGAAGCCGTTACTATTACCACCGTTAGAATCGGCAGCGGCCAATACACACCTAATGCAAACTATTCTGCACTGCAAAGTGAAACAAAAAGCATTAACACCATTAGCGGCATTGTTTCCGATGCCGACACGATAAGCTTAACCGTAAGAGATGAAAGCACCGACACCTACACCGCCAACGAAATTGGTTTGTATACAAATGACAACACGCTGTTTGCGCTTTACAGCCACCCAACCGAAACGATTTTAGAAAAAGCCGAGCAAGGCGTTGTTCTACTCGCATTAGATATTAAATTAGAGCAGGCCGACGCGGCAGTAATTGAATTTGGTGATACTAATTTTTTACTGCCGAGCGCAACCGAAACTATAAGCGGCGTTTTAACCCTGGCAACAACTGCCCAAGCTAAAGCGCGTACAAACAACGAGAACGCACTAACGCCATACAGCGGCAGCGAACTACTAAGCGAACACGAGAATGCAGAACAGGCCCATAGCTGGGATCAAATAAGCGAAAAGCCAACCACCTACCCCCCTGCAACACATTCTCACGCCTGGCTAGCTATTACCGGCAAACCGGTCACCTTCCCCCCTAGCGCCCACGGCCACGACTGGGGAAACCTAAGCAACGTACCAACAACGTTTGTGCCAAGCGCCCACGGCCACGCGTGGAGCGAAATAACCAGCAAACCCACAACCTTTGCGCCAAGCGCCCACAGCCACGCATGGAGCACAATAACCGGCAAGCCAGCAGACTACCCGGCAACCGCGCACACCCACCTTTGGACCGACATTACCGACAAACCCACAACCTTTGCACCTAGCGCCCACAGCCACGCATGGAACACAATAACCGGCAGGCCCAGTAGCTTTACACCTACCGAGCATACCCACCTTTGGGCCGATATTACCGACAAGCCCACAACCTTTACGCCAAGCGCCCACAGCCACGCATGGAGCACAATAACCGGCA